ACAGAAATGATTAACGAGCCAGTCCTGGTACATGCCAAACACCCGCCACGCTTCTTCAAGAGCGGCACGGGCAGAGCTGTAATTGGTTTTACTGAAATCCTTGGCGATGACTTCATAGGGCATTCCGCAGCTGGCACCCACGGCACGCAGTACGGTTTCGACAAAAACTTCAAACGAGCCACCGGGGCGGGGATTGGCAAGAATAGTCGGTTTTTCACCGGCGTTTCCGTACATGACGCCGGGGGAAACCTCCTGATAGCGGGTTGGATCGGTGGTGGTGGCTTCGCTGCCGTATTGATCCTCAGCGTCAACTTCCGGTGATTTTTCGATGAATACCGGAAAGCTGGCGGCGATGATGGCGCCGACCAGTTCAAAATCCAGGTAGTCATTCATGTCGCGGAAAAACTTCATGGCCGGAGCCAGGATGCTATCGCCACGGACGTCTTCCGGTTTCTTTTTGCGGAAACGGTGAATGATAGTCGGGCGGTGTCCGGCACGGGGTGGCAGTTCACGGAAACTGCGCAGGTCAAGCGAGGTGAACAGGCGACCGTCTTCCGGATCGGCGAGCAGATAGCCTATCGGCTGGTTGTTTTTGCCGAGGCGGATACCGTCACGCACATCCCTGCTGCCGATCAACGCCATGGGTGTACGCAGGCGGATCGGATCGACAGCCTGCAGCGCCAGCGAGTAGCGGCGGGCCGGATCGTCAATCATTAGTGGCAGGTTGATGAATTCACCATTTACCAGCATCGACCAGATATTCTGGAACTGCTGACCGTAAAAATTGCAGGTGGCGGTTTCGGCACTGGGGGCGGAGGCGTCGGAGGTTTTAGCGAATTGTTCAAACTCCCATTCCATCTGCTCGGCAATTTCCTGTGCCTGTTCTTCAGTGATACCGAGGCGCTTCCAGTTTGGTTTGGCTTGTGGCCACAAACCGGTGCCGACGGAGTTGAGGGCGATGGAGTCAATGAGGCTGGCACCGTGGGCGTTGTTGGCGGCAATATCGTTGGCACGTTCGACGATGCGTTCACGCTGGCGACCTTCTTCAACCCAGGTGAGGCGGCGTGGTGACCAGTTGGAAAGAGTCCCTGCTGCTGAACCGGCGGTACGTGTAAAACCTGCGGCCTGCATTTTAGGCGGTTCGACTCCGCTCACCGACCGGATGGCACCGCTGGCCGAAATGCGTTGGCTGAGCGGAGTCGAAGCCGGATATGACCGCCCGACACGGCAGTTTAGTTGACTCATCGGCGCGGCCTCCCTGGAAGAAATTGAGGCCCGCACACTCCGGCGGTTTTGGTTTTTTCGCTCTGGAAAAATTCGAGGGTTTTGCGAATCTCTGGCAGATCGGCCATGGTCATCTCACGGTCAGTACCACCGGACTGGAGACGGACGCGCTGACCACTGGCGACATCAAGCAGCGCCTGTTTATATGCGGCGATGTGGGAGTCGAGTTCTGCGGTTGTAAAAAGTGGGGTGATTGCCATGCGCGAATGATGCGCAGGTTTTTAGGGTGGTGTCATTTACGTAGTGGACAATGTGGACAATGTGGACAAGTTTTTTTACTTTATGAAAAAAAGTGCTTTTTTCTAGGCGTAAAAATGATGGAGGGCGGCAGAAATTGCTTGAGCGTTGTGCCGGCGGACGGCACTGGCATCGGCAAGCATGGTGCAGGAGGCTGTGGAGGTGCCGGCGGAAGTCGCAGCCAGGATGATTCGGGAGATGATGGCTGCCGTTGCGGTGCTGCTGCCGGTCGAAATTGCGGAGCAATACGTGGGGATGGCGGCAGGGCGGGCAACACGGCGGATACCGAGGACGCCGGGAATACCGTGCGACCCCGGCTCTTCAACCGGAATTACAGTCTTGAGAACTGTCTGGAAATAAAGCGGGAAATAGGTACAGACGAAATAACCGGGATTAAAGTACGTCATGGGTGATGGCGGTTCGGTTGCCGCCAGCGTCTACGGTGGCGGTGATGCGGTCTTTAGTGTCAGTCAGATCGCGAAAATGGATGGTGGAACTATCAGCGCCGGATACTTTACCGGCCAGGGCAGCGGCCATGATGCGTAGTATTTCCTCTGCGGTGTAGGTGCCTTCAACGGCATGGCTCCAGATATCTGCCGCTGTTGGAGCAGTGCCGCCACTGGTGGCAATTCCCTGCGCCTGAACCGGTACCACCGATTTTGTCAGCACATTGAAGGCACCAAGAGTCTGAACCACAGGATCACCGCCGCCATCTACAAACAGGTTTCCGGTAATAGTCAGCGTATGGCTTGATTCCATCGGTCGCACTCGCCATGCTCCCTGCAGGAAAAAATACGGCGGTATCGACAGACCGGCCCCAAGATCATCCCCCCCGACCTGCCGGAATACCGCGCCATACTTGGCATTATCGGCTAACGCCAGCCAGTCACACGACCGGCTATACAGTTCGGTCGCAGTGACGGAGGCAGAATCGAGCGTGATCCGCTTTGTAGTTGGATCAAATACAATTGCCAAGAGTCACCCCTTACGCGTATGCGCGGTCTTGCTCGGCAACTAATGAGAGTGAAATTCCCTTGGAACGGGAGAGAGTACCGGTAGCAACGGCGAACTTGCCATAACCAGGACGAATACCGATGAGCGTAACGGCCTTGTCGGTACCAGCCGTACCGCCCAGGGCATCATTGTCATAGTCGAAATCAAATCCGATAGTACCCGCGCTGATCGTGCCGGTAATATCAGCAGCAGACGCATTTTTAACCGTGATCGCACCGGATTCTCCGTAATCATTCCCGGCACCAGGAGGGGCGGAATACATGAGGCGATAGCTTGAACCGGCACCTACCAGCACAGAGTTAAATGTCATGTTCCCAGCAGCGGTATAGGGGTTGGTGCGTTTGGTGTTGCTGTCGTCGTAGAACTCAATACGGTTAGAATCCGCACCCAGAATGTTGTCGATATAAACAGACTGGCTTGTTACCAGCGTGTCACCGACAAACGTCAACAGTGACGATTGTATTTTTCCGGTCTTGGTGCCAGCGGTACCGCCCGTGTTGATATCGGTGGCTTGCCGGAGCAGGTATTGAATCTTGGTGTAGATTTGTTCCAGAGTGGCACTATTTCCGTTGATGATAATTTTAAAGTTCCGCGCCACTGACGCGATGTTGCGGCTCTGGTTGGCGGCGTAATACGCCACGGTAATACCGCTATACGGTGCGCCGGACATGGCCGCGTCGTTGGCCTGAATCTTTAAATCATCCTCGTTGGAAAGCAGCAGGTTGACCAGGAACGGACCGGTGGCAGTTTTACCGGTATCGGCAAGAATTGAATCTTTGTACTTTTTGGCGTATTCACGAACATACCCCTTGAAATACGTACGGCTATCAAAATTGCCATTGGTAGCATCACCGAAAACCTGAATACCCTCGTTGCACTGATCGGTAAAGGTAAAGTTCGACGCGGCACCATCAAGCACTTTTTGGTAATAGAGCTGTGCGCCACTTGATACACCACCCAGACCCACGATACCGGCATACTCCCGGTTCAACACTCCGGCTGCAGAGTATTCACGCCAGCCACCATCACGCAGCATCTGTCGGGTAGCATCATTGGCAGGCTTCCAGCCGTTATAGTTACCACCAGCATCGACCCCGAAATAATACTGACCAGACAAAGCATCCAGGGCGTTCATTGGGAACGGGCTGTCTTGATACGTAAGCGTTGCCCATAAATCAGAAAACTTTGAATAGAGCGCCTGGAGGGTGACACCATCCTTGGCAATCAGATTGCCTGCGACGTTGAGGGTGAAAGTTTTTGCGGTTTCATCGATAGTCAATTCTGTTCCGACGTTCAGTGAAGCCCTTGCGGTAATTTTTGCCATGACAATACTCCTTTATACGTAATTTCTATCAGTGAGCTGTGAAACGGGTAACGATGAATCAGTGGTTGTTAACGCGATATTACGGAACGGAACAATGACATATCCCGGTTTGATAACGTCGATATCAACATTGTGCGCCCCGGAATAGGTGTAATTCCATGTTGACCCAGCATTGGCATCGACCGAGGCCAAAATAGTACTCGTCCCGGAGCTACGAACCACAACATCACTACCGGGAATCAGCCCGGTGACGGTCAGGGTTTTACTGTTGTTGATGACAGTGCTGGTGCCGGTGCCGTTTTTATACGTAGGAGTTGAGCCACCGCCTGCAATGTTGAGTGTAATAACTCCACCAGAATCATTAATTATCGCCGCACCTGTAGAACCATTGGCACCAAAGCCGGTGAAACTGTTGCCGGTAAATGTGTATGTTCCTGGTGTTGTAATTCTGATTGCATGGCCACCGCCTCCAGTGAATGAGCAGTTCGAAAAAATAGAGGGGTCCGCCAATGCGACAAAATGGTTGCCTGCTGTGACGGTGGCGACGATGAACGTGCAGTAACTGATTGCCGTGGTTGCGTTGACGATCAGGCTGGCGCTAGTAGCAGGGACACCAGCGATTT